TATTTTCCATACTGTTAGTATACAACTTTTAGTAGGTCATTGTCAAGTGTTTTTAACGTCTTTTCAAGGATATAAGCCTCGTTCTCATCAATGAATTTATCCCTAATTACCTGTCTTACATGCACCATTTCATGTGCAAGTGTAATGTATCTTTCCTTGTCATATTTGACAAAGATGTCTAGATGCATTTTTTGTTTGGATGTTATTCTAGGGTACTCGATTAGTCCCTTCTGAATGAATTGGGGTGGTAGTCTTTTTATAGTTAACTCTACCCCTTTCTCTGTTTCAATACCTAGTTGTTGTGCAAGATAAATTGCATTGTTCAACATGTTATTGTCTTTGCAATATATCTCCACTATTCCTCACTTTCATCATCCTCTAAAATTTCTCTTTCATCTTCAGATATGTCTGCACCACAAAATGGACAATGGTCTATCTCATATTGGTGTGAATCCATGTCATGCACTACATCACATTCTGATTTACATGCATTACAAAATACTTTAATCTTCATCTAACTCTTTCTCCCCTATAACCTCTTTAAAGAAGTTTTCATGTGTTTTTGGTTTACCATCAATAATACCATAAGGTAATGGTCTGTCATGTGGGTTACCTTGGAAGTCTAATCCTTTGGTATATACCCTCACTTCATGAATCTCTTTATCGACCATTTTGACAATATGTTGTAACCTCTCATCATTTACATCTTGCATATGTTTGAGGTTAAGATATATATGGTAACTAGACATCAGTCTTCCCAAACGTCTCCGTGTTTTACATGTTCTGCAAGTTGGTCGTAACCACCTATTGCATTACCATCCACTCTGATTTGTGGAAAGGTTCTTGCAGTAGGAAACTCTTCAAAGAGTTCTTCTCTAGTGAAATCAGTATCCAACTGTTTGTAAGTGTATTCTAGTCCTTCCTTTTCACATAAAGACTTTGCTTTATCACAATATGGACATTGTGTTTTTCCGAATATTTCAATCATAATTTCTCCTTATGGTTTTGGGGTTACACCATCTAACATTGTCTTAAATTCATTACACTTAAAACACTCCCCACATGGTGATACACCATCGTATTTAAGTGGTCTTCCACATGATTGAACCAGTGGTTTGACTTCATCGGGAATCGTTTCCCACATCTGCAACTTGGTCATGAATGAACAAGGTGGCCATAATCGTTGACCCCCATCCTTACCCATGTTATGCACATATTGGTCAAATGCAATTGTGAACTGCCATGACCTTGGAAGGAATGGAAAATCTCCACCACTATCTCCAACTGCCCTTATCCCATTGTTGACTCCCCAAAGGAAGTTCTTTATTGTTGGATACCTTGATGCAATATTCATTGCAGTAATCAACCAATGGTTTGAGGAATGCACATAATCAATCCCTTCAATATCTAATCCCTCTAAAGGGTTAGATTGTTTATATATGTATAATGGTACATCATACCAATCACACATCTTTTGTATGTTTGGGTTAAACTCTCGTGACCCTGTTATCTCTATATCTGTCCACATACTATGGACTGCAATAACTTTCTTATATTTCTTCTTTACTGCCCAATCAAGTGTTGCAGTGGATTCAACTCCACCCGACAACAACACTACTGCATAGTCATCATTCCAACTCACAATAGATGGTCACTTCGTGATGATTTTGCAGTATATATTGTTCCTGTTTTCTTCCCGTAATAAGGGTCTCTCTGCACCCCCTTTGTACCCTCATCGAAAAAGAAGAATGAGACTAAAGATACTAGTGCAACCCACATAATACCTATCAATACTACTGCATCCATCATAACGTAAATCCATCAAAGGTGTCTTCTTTGACATCCTGTTTAATACCACCAATAAGATAGGATTCAATCTCCGTCTCTTGTGGTGCATTCTGTAATCCTCTACTGTTGAACCAATGTGATGTCCATGGTAGTGGATTGTTCGTTGAACTGATATCATATATAGGGTTCAGTCCAATTGCACGTAATCTCTTATTAGCAGTAAATTCAACATAGTTTCCTAACAATTGAGTACTCAAACCAATCATTGACCCATGTTGGAATAGGAAATCTGCCCAGTCTTTCTCTTGTGCGACTGCATCCTCATACATAGTGTACACTTCAGATTCACAATCCTTCATCACTTGAATCATAAGTTTATCATTCTCTTGATTCTTATATGCTTTGAGTATGTGTTGCGACACTGCAAGATGTTGTGATTCATCTCTTGCGATTAGAGATATAATCTTTGCACTTCCTTCCATGAGTTTCAACTCACCGAATGCAAATGAACATGCAAATGATACAAAGAATCTAATCCCTTCTAGAATGTTTACACTTATAAGTGCAAGGTATAGTGCCTTATATAAATCGTAATCATCTACTTTAAGACCTAGTAGTCTACGTCTACCCAATTCAATAAACTCATCGTATTTCTTAGTTACTGACTCAGCACGTGCAACAATAGCAGGTTCATCTAAGATAGTGTCAAAGATATCACTTGGGTTACTATAAACATTCTTTATAATATGAGTGTAGGAACGTGAATGTATGGTCTCCATAAAGTCCCATGTAATGATACAAGACTCTAACTCGGGTAATGACACAAATGGTAGGAATGCAATTGATGGAGCACGTCCTTGTACACTATCCAATAGTGTTTGGTATCTTAGATTGGATGTGAAGATGTGCTTCTGTGCATCATTCAGTGAATTGTAATCACTCCTATCTTTCTGTAGTGATACCTCTTCGGGTCTCCAAAAGAATCCTAGTTGTGTCTGTGTGAGTTTATCAAATATGGGATATTTGAACTCATCAAATCTTTGTGTGTTTAGTGGTTCACCAAAGAATAATTTCTCTTTGGTAAAGTCTATGTTGTTCTTGTTAAATACTGTCATTTTTTCCTGTTCCTTTCCTTCTCTTCTGCTCTCACGTAATCATACCGATTCGACCATAACACTCTTTCTTCGGGTGATGCATTGTGCCATGCTTTGTTTGCTCTTTCGAATGCTAGGTTGTCTTTATTATCACCCTCACCACCGTATCTATCTTCTCTTCCATCCCATTGAAGATTGTTATGTGAAGCACAATATTGACGAGGCGCAATCTCTTCTGTAGAATTTGGTATTTCATCAATTGGGCCTGGATGTCTTATAAAATGTAAAAACATGTGGTATGAGTATTCTCCTACAAAATAATCTCTCCAATGAGGACAATTTGGCCCTTGATATAACATGACATCGCCTGGATGTAGTATAACCTTTGTACCAGTCCTGTCTTTATGACGTGGTGCTTGTGTTAACTCAAACATCTCTTCATGACCCATCTCCTCTCCAAGATAGTTCTTATCATTCTGAATCCATATTGACCATGGTGTCCCATCATCGGATGAATAGTCCAAACAAAGAGTAGCACTAATCTCACATGATGGTCTATCCATGTGTGATTTTAGATATGCACCTCGTTCATACTTTCTACTGTATGCATAAGTTTCTTTTAAATCGAAATCTAATACTGGTTTTAGGTTCTCCCATAACCATCTATGCAATGCTACTGCAGGCGGAAATGAGTAAGCAGCAACTGACTTACCCAGTGATGTTGTAGGTGACTCAAATATGATGTCGCCTTCTCTTTTGAGTACTGAGTCTTCTTGTCCTTCGATAGTCTTCCACGTGTCCATTGTCATATCAATGATATCTTGTGGTATAAAATCTCTAAGAATCAGATATCTATTCTCAATGAATGACATGGTCTCTTCATTGGTGTGACCAAAAACGTATTTTCCATCACTTTCATGTTCAAGTGACCTAATTCTTACTGTCTTATCTTCATCAGACACATATTGACGATTACTTCTATATCGCACATGCTTCGCAGTCTTCATCATCTCCCTCATAATTTGTTTGTTGCAATGGTTCGTCTGTGACAACGTCTTCAGTCTTACCATCCATAGTGTTTTGGTAATAGGATGTCTTCCAACCATACTTGTATGTGGTTAGAAAATCCCTCGCCATTACTGATACAGGAACTTCATTGTTAGGGTAGTTCTCGGGGTTGTATGACCAGTTACCACTAATACCTTGGTCAAAGAATTTCTGCATCACTGCTACGATATTTATATATCCAGTGTTATCTGGCATATCCCATAGTAATGTATAAGAATTCTTTAAGTGTGTGTATTGTGGTACCACTTGTTTCAATGTACCCTTTTTACTCTTCTTAACACTCAGATAATCTCTAGGTGGTTCTACACCATTTGTTGCATTTGATACAACACTTGATGATTCACTTGGCATCTGTGCAGTTAGTGTAGAGTGTCTAAGACCATATTCTTTGATGTCACCCCTCAATGTTTCCCAATCATGGTTTAACACATTTGGTGTCAATTCATCAACTTCCTTTTTGTAAGTGTCGATGGGTAGAATACCATCTGAATACTTTGTCCCACCAAAACCTAAACAAGCACCTTTCTCTTTTGCAATAGTGTTGGATGCTTTGAGTAAATAGTATTGGAATGACTCTGTAAGTTCGTGTACTAATTTAAGTGCATCGGGGTCGCCATACTTGACTTTGTTCTTCGCAAGGAAGTGTGCAAGTCCAATATAACCAATCCCCAATGACCTACGGGCGATAGTAGATGCTCGAGCTGCTTCTACTGGATACTCTTGGTGGTCTATCAGTTCTTCAAGTCCTCTCACTGCGAGGTCACACAAGTTCTCCATTTCGTCCGATTTTACAATTCCCACATTAATAGCACTCAGTATACACAATGCGATTTCACCCTTACCATCAATATGTTGGATTGGGTCTGTCGGTAGTGTAATCTCTTGACATAAGTTACTCATGTTAACTTTGTCTTTAAAACTACTATGTGTATTACAGTGGTCTATATTCATAATATAGATTCTACCAGTCTCTGCTCTTTCTTTTAGCAAATCAGTAATTAGTTCCCTTGCACTCACCTTAATCTTATTGACGGATGTAGCACGTTCATATTTCTCATAGAGTTCATCGAATTCGGGTGTTCCGAATGCTTCATAGAGCCCAGGAGCTTCATGGGGTGAGAACAATGTGATGTCGTCATTCTTTAAAAATCTCTTATAGAATAACTCTGATAACTGAATAGAATAATCTAACTTTCTGACTCTGTTATCTTCTGTACCCTTGTTGTTCTTGAGTACAAGAATGTCTCGTATCTCTTGGTGCCAGATAGGGAAATGAACTGTTGCACTTCCTCCCCTTACTCCGTTTTGGGTGCAACATCTAACAGTTGATTCAAATTTTTTAAGGAATGGGATGACGCCCGTATGCTGGACTTCGCCTCCTCTAATCCTTGAACCAATTCCTCTAATTCTTCCTGCGTTAATACCGATTCCGGCACGTTGAGCAACGTATTTTCCAATGGCCATATCACTTGAGAAGATACTGTCGAGAGTGTCGTCTGTGTCGACAAGCACACACGAAGCAAATTGTCGTAAAGGAGTTCTAACTCCTGCCATGATAGGGGTGGGGATGTTGATTTTGAATGTTGAGATTGCATCGTAGTATTTTTTGACATAGTCTAACCTTTTGTCTTTATCATAGTTTTGGAACAGTGTCATGGATATTAACATATACATGAACTGTGGGGTTTCATAGACCAAATTTGCTGACCTATCTTGTACCAAATACTTGTCTACTATTTGTTGTAGACCAGCATAGGTAAAGTCTGTATCTCTTCCATGTTTAATGAAAGAATCAATCCTGTTGATTTCTTCGGTAGAATATGAGTTGATGATAGCATCATCATACACACCAAAGTCTATATTTCTATGTATGATTTCATCCAGTGGTGGATATATCTCTGAATCTTTCCACTTGGTATTGAACACTTGTTTTTGAATTGCAAATAGTAGTAACCTAGCTGCAACAAATTGGTAATTGGGATTCTCTAGTGTAATTAAGTCACTTGCACTTTTCACTAGAATCTTTTGAATTTCTTTTGTGGTGATACCGTCAAAGAACTGGAGTCCACTATTCATTTCAACCAATGATTCTGATACACCTGTAATTCCTCTGCATGATTTTTCTACCATACGATGAATCTTGTCTAGGTTGATGTCCGATTTCGAACCATCTGATTTTAATACTTTTATCATAGCATTCATATTCTCTTGTACTCCTTTAGTTTCAGTTTTGCAGTGAGACCTTCGGTTGTACAGTTATCTATAATTGACACAATGTCTTCGCTTGTCATTCCACTCATTATCATATTGTTTATATCTTTCAATCCTTCTACTCTCTTATCATTCCAAATACACACACGGTAACCTTCATCGATTACCTCATCAATTTTCTTTAGAATTTCTTTGTTTCGTGGTTCATTGTCATAAATTATTATTGCGTTGTCTTTTATAGCATTGTCGATTTTTTTAAAGTCACTACCACCGACAGCAATACTGTTTGGTAGGAATAAACTGTCTAGTGGCCCTTCTGTAACATAGATAGTTTTAGTCATATTCACTTTATCAATATTGAAGATGAGTGAATCATCATCTCGGAATCTCATTGTTAGATATCTCAACGGTGAGTCATCGATTGCTCTCCCACTAACACCAACAAGTTCCCCATTCTTGATGAATGGCAATACAATTCTAGGATTATTTCCTAGAGGTCTTGTTTTATATTTATCTGACAAGAACGATAGACTTTGTGCAGATTCAACAAACCACAACTCTTTTTGTGACTCTACTGGAATTTTTCTGTTGTCTAGGTACTCCCTTGCGACTTTACTTTCAATCGCTGGTTTCGCTATAAACTTCAAGTTCTCAATGGTCATTTTTGTTGTATCTGTATTTAGACTTTCAGTAGTCTTGGGTTTAAACTTGAATGCATTCGATGATGGCATTCTTTGATTGACATTCTTCTTACCATGTTTCTCTTGTAGAAGTTCTTTAACATACTCCTTGTATTGTACAGGAAAATGGTCTTTCAAAAACGTCATTGATGATGTGGATTTACCACAGTTATGACACTTATATATGAATGATTGGTCGACTAAAAAATGATATGCTCGTGCTTTGTAGCGATTCTTTTGGGAATCACCACAATAAAGACATCTGTGATTTAATGTACTGTCTCCCTTCCATTTACAAACCTCAAGATGAGGTGTAACTGTAGAGAGGTACTTTCGCTCTATCCATAACATACACTCAGTATATCACTAAATGTATGTTATTTCAAGTGGATTTTGGGGAATTATCCGGCGTCTATTAGTGCTTGAATTTCAGCGACTTGAGCAGCGTTTGTTGTGACTGAACCATCGTATGCGACCTTTTTTGGGTCGTCTGATGCTAAGTCTGCATAACCTTCGGGTTGAACAGGCAATCCATCTCCTGTCTCAAACCATGCTTTCCTTTCTACTAGGTTGTCAATCGTTGGGATTGGCGATAATGGTTCTGGCATGTTAATCTCCTAAATTAATGTTACTATCTATTTAGTAAATACTAGTCTTCTTGGACTGCAAATTTACCTTCTTTCTCTGCTTCTTTTCTAGCAATTTCCGCAAGTACTTCAAGTTCTGCCTCTAAAGATGCAATTTGTCTTTCGTTAGTTGCGAGTGAAGTTTCGTATGATTGCACCGCCTCTTCTGTTGCATCCTTTCCATTGAACCCTTCGGGTGCTACTGGTTTTCCATCACCTTTATAGAACTCTAAACGTTCCTCTTTGGTCATTTCTCCTAAATTTAAATCTGTCATTTGTTACTCCTAATTAGTGTACACTGTTATTTATCTTTTGACAAGTCTAAAACCTTGTCTTTTGGTACCTGTAGTACAATTTTATTTGTTACTTTTGGTTGTGGTTTTGCGGTTACTTTTTTTTTCTGTGCTGATGGGGTTTTTCTTTTTGGTATAGGTTTCTTATCAACAATAAGTGCAACACTAGTGACCAAAAGTAACACTGCAAGTGGGTCAAACACAAAAATAAGTGCAAAAATCACCCACCTAACTGCGTTGTCAAGATACTTGACACTTTCCTCTTGACCGTATATAACTTCTGCAACATACTTGATTGGCCCTATTTTTGAGTTCTGTTCAAGTTGTTTCCGTTGAATCGGGAGTTTGTCCTCCGTGTATTCTGTAATCAAGCCGATCGCTGTATCTATATCTTCTGCAATTTGGTTTCTTTCGTCTTTCTGTTGTCTGTTGATATAGTTTCTATCTTGTGGTCTACCAGTAGATAACACTAGGTCTAAGTTTGCAACTCTATCTTGATATCTTTCTATCTTACCTTTCTCTGCATCTATTCTAGTGTCCAGTATGGATAGTTCTAAACTGTTCCCATCACCCACTAGTGACACTTCAATGTTCGCCTTAGATAGATAACCAAATATACCAAGTGATGTTATGAGCATGAGTACCACAACTGAAGATAGTAAATACCATTTTAGATAGTTCATCTTCTCCCATGCGAGGTGAAGATAAGCAGCGGTCACAAGTTTACCAAATTCCAATGCAGTCATCATTACGACTGTTCCTAGATATGCACCTGCGAACATTGTCGCCATACCTATGACTGAGAAGTATGCAGCAATTCCAGCGATTACAATAGATGTAATTAGAGCTAAGTAATTTAATAGTTTCAACATAGTTATACCTGTGAGTTTCTTTTGATTAAGTCAAAGAGTTGGGCAGGTTCGTATTTCTTTTTCTTCTTTACCACTGGTACATCTGTTGCAACTGCAGTACCTGTAGCATTCAAGGGCGCATCTTCTAATATATCATATTTAAAATACTTCATACATGCATCCGCTAGTTGGTATCCTGCTATCTTATCACTAGGATAGTGGATACCAGCATGGACTCTACCCAGTGCAGAGATTTCTGCCATTGCCAACAATTCAGATTTATGTTGGGGATAGATTGATGAGTAGTAGTTTGCAACTACTCTCGCCTGTAAAGCATGGTTTGAAGGATATGATGGGGATTGTGCAGTTTCTGTATTGAAATAGTCCATTTCCATACCTAGTTTCTCTGCAAGTACATAAGGTCTCGGTCTCATGTATTTATTCTTGAATTGTCTACCAATGTGTCTTGCACTATCTGTGATTTTTTCTATATCATCATCTGTATATGCTAAATCATTGTTCGACATGTATTCTTTGATGTAGTATGAAGTGTCTTCATCTGTGTTTAGATAACGTTTCTTCTGTTCATCTGTAAGTTTCTGAATCATACCAACCATCTGTTTGAGTTCTTTGATGGTTTGTGGACTAGAATTGGCAGTATTCGGATTTAAAGATAACTCCTCCAAAACTTTAGTGTCGAACAATTCACCCAATTCTTCTATCTTGGGTTTCTTAGTCTTCCCTGTATGTTTTAGACTGTCTACGTTTACTACTGCCTCAATAAACGTCATCTTCTGTTACCAATATTCGTTCTACTCCACATTGTGCGATATAGATGTTAACACCAAACACTATTGAGTGTTCTGCGATAACTGTTATAGGGGTCTTTTGTGGATAGGTTACACCGTTTTGTTCTTCTAGGTTTCTTCTAAGGTGGTAGTGTCTACCAACGTCAAGTGTCATAACTTGATTCGCTTCATGAAGGTCGTCTACATCAAATTCACCTGTATCTTTGATGTGTCTGTAAACCTTCTCACACAATTCTTCTGCTTGTTCTGCAGTGATACCTGTCTCTTCTTTCAGTAATGCGATTGCAACAGCGTATGATGCAAATCTAGATTTACCAAAAGGTACCTTTTCTATGATTCGTTTTAAGTTGAAGACAAGTTTGTGTAGCATGGAATAAGCACTCTTCTCTTCGGATGTTTTCGGTTCTTTTTCAGTTCGTTTACCCTTGCCGGTAATCAAACCAAGTTTATATGCATCCGTGTCCACCCATTTCTGAGTTAACATTTTAATGATTCTAAAAACTATAAGTGTGTTTATTAAGTTCGCCATACTTCTATTTATGTATTCAAAATAGTGGAGCTCCCAAACCGATTCGAACGGTTGACCTACTGATTACAAATCAGTTGC